CACGGCCATATTCTGCTCTGGCGTACTGGTAAGTTCGGAATATTGGCGGATCAGGCCATCGAGGCGCTTTGCCTCGGAGGAATCATCTGCGAGGGGCTGGGCTTCGATGGCGGCGTTGAGTTCGTTCTGGGCATCCGCCATGCCGCGCGTCGAGTCGGCCGCAGCATTCTGAACCGCCTGCAACCGCTCCAACTTTGCCTTAGCCTGCTCAAGGTCGGCACCAAAAGTCCGGACAGAAAGGCTCCAGATATCAAAATAAGAACTTTCCGAGCCACCGGCATCGACCGTGGCCTGCAGATCCGCAATTTCCCGCTTTGTGGCAGCAATATCCACCGCCGTATTATTTGAAAAAACAGAGAACACATCTACCAAAGCACCAGAACCCGCAACTTTTGCAGAGGTGTTCAGGGCAGCCATCGCGTCAGCCAACTCATCCATCGCCTGCGCGGCATCTTTGGACATAACCTGCCCAGCCTTACGCGCCGAGTCTGCCATTACATCAAAACCTTCCGAACCCAGTTGACGAAGCACCTCCATCAGGCGCGGAGCGTTCCTTGATCCGATAATGTCGAGCACTGAGGCATACGCAACGGCAGCATTTTCAGATTGTACCATCGCCTTCCCGAGGGCCTCCAACTGCCGGTCAGGGGAAAGGCGCTGGAATTTCTGAACATTAATGCCTAAAGAATCGAACGCGCGGGTGTAGGTGGTGAGGCCGTTTGCAGCATCGTTGGTGGCTTTCTGAATACGGGCCAGCGCCATAGTAACCTTTCCCATATCCGCGCCGGCTTCCTGCGCGGCATAGGAAAGCACCTGAAACTCTTCCACTCCCACACGGGTGGCAATAGCAGCATCGGTAATGGATGAACCGTATTCAATTACTGACTTTGAAAAGCCGATCAGGGCGGATGAGCCCAAGCCCACACCGAGCCCGCCGAGGACGGAGCGGGAGGTGCGGCCCAGGCCGGTGAGGTTCTTTCTGGCCGATGCGATTGCGCGCCCGGTTTTATCGGTTGCGTGGATGTTAATATTCGCATCGTTGCGGCCAATCATTTTGGTTTATCCTTTTCGGCGTAATACGCCAACCATCCGTTATATTCGCTCTCCGGCATCTGCCGGATTTCCCCGACCGTTTTTCCCAGCCGCTCGGCCAGCGCATAAATGCAGAATGCGCGGTTACCTTCCGGAGAGCTTAGGGCTCCCCCAGGACATCCACCGGAATGGTGTCGGCGAGCAGGATGCGATTAGCGATGCGGGCAATGACGGCGGGGCTGGCCCCGTTCATCAGCAAATGCTTATCGGCCTTGGTGAAGTAGGGCTTCCCCTCTTCGGTCTTTGCCTTTTTGATGATGGTTTCGACCAGAAACTCGTTGCCCTTAAACGCATTGAGCTCATCACGTTCGGCGAGGGTTACGGGATCGAAGACAACGACAGCGGGCTGACCCTCGGCACCCCATTCGGGCACCTTGAGGGTCTGCTGCTGCATGGCATTCCAGTGGTCGGAAATGGCAGCGGCCAGCGCTGACTTATCGAAGGCCATTAGGCCACGGTTCCGCGAGTCAGGGCGCCGTTGCCGGTGACGGTGACTTCGTATGAAACAACATCGTTTTCGCCGGTGGAGATAGACACGGATGTGACCACGCCGGTGCCGGTGAATTTTTCATATCCGGAGGTTTCGCCGGAGTGGACCAGTTCCATATCCACATCGGCCCCTTCGATCAGGTCGGCCTGCGCGGCGTCGGACGGATCGTAGTTTGCGGTGATGGAAACATCCCAGCTTTTCAGGCCGGGCAAAGAGCCCTTCCAGGTGTCGCCGATGGATGAGGTTTCGATCTGATCGGCGTTGATGTTAAGATTAAAACTCTTAACTTCGCCGACCGTTGCGGGAGTGCCGGTTGCGGTGATGGCTTTAATTACACCGCTGTTTCCTGAATGTCTGGCCATGGTTTTGTCCTCCGTTGGGGTTTCCGATCAACTCGGTTTCCAAGTGGCTGGAAGACTGGCATGGGTAAAAAAAAGGTGGGTCAGTCGGGACTACTCGACGTAGATGACAACGTCGCGGCAGATGGCAACGGCAGCGGGTCGGGAGCCCTCTTCGTCGATATTATATTCATCGGATGCGGGGAAGATGGATTCGACGAGGCCGGTGAGGGTTTCGTCGGCGAGGATGGCGGTTTCGCGTGCGGCGGTGAGGGTGTCGAGCAGTTCCTCGGCGGCCTGAGCGCTGGCGGCGGTGGCGTGGAGCTCGGAGGTAATGGCCATCTGGCGCACAAAGGTGCGGGGCGTTGCCATGCTGTTGAGCTCTTTTTCTTCTTCCTCGATATAGATGCAGAGGGCGGGCAGTGCGGATGCCGGGATGGAGCGGCGGCGGCCAATGTAGACGGTGGTGATGCCGGACACGGCTTCGGATATGGTTTTTACGGCGTTTCGGATGTCGGTTCGGGTGCTCATGGTTTGGCTCCTTTCAGGGGGCGGGCACAGGGCCGGCCCTTACGGTAGATAAAGATCGCAGATGGTTTCGCCGCGGCCATCGGGTTTGGGGGTTCCGACGGTGTAGGCGGTGCCGTCGACCGTGATGGAGTCGCCTTCGGCGGCGCCGGGTATTTCGGCGGTCTGGATGCGGATGGTTGGATTGGCCGAATCCTGGCCGGCTTCGCCGAGGTTGAGCTTGATGTAGTCGTTGGTGAAGATGCCGCGCACTTCGACGGTGTCTTCCATCAGTTCCTCATCGCCCCAGGCTTCGAGATCGTTCCAGTATAGCGGCACCGTGCAGAGCACGGTGAGCTCCGGGCAGTTATAGATTTCGGGTGTAAAGTTTTCAGCCATTTGATCCTCCAGGCACTAGGCACAGGCACTAGGCATTAGTTTTTTTTTAGCGCGCGGGTTTGGCGGCCCCGGTTCCGAACAGGAAACCGATCACCACATTTATTGAATATCCAAACCATTGAGGAAGCACAAAGCCGCTGGCGGTGATGACTTCAACCTCTTTACCCCATGTGATCAAACCCCAGAGGAGTGATTTCTGCGGGACGGATTCAATGATGGAAACCGGAACATCCGGAAGGAACGAAACCAGCAGCAACCCACCAAAGCCGATAGAAAGGATCAGCACCGCCGCAAACTTACGGGTCCAGGGGCTGGAGCGCTTTCTAGCGGCATCAGCCAACCCGGAAGCATGGCTATTGAGCTTCAGGCTCATTTCAGCCAGTTTAAAGGTATTTGCCTGCTGGTTGGCCTGCCCCTTCATCAGAAAGCCGGCCACTCCAGAAACAATTCCCGCCACAAGTTCCCAGGGCATTATTTTTCCACCTTGGCTTTGATCAGATCAATCCCCTGCTTTCCGAGCACCAGACCGCAGATGAAGGGAACGGTATACATAAAGGTGGCGGCGCTTTCGGTGTTGACGAAGTCCAGCGCCAGCGCGGCGATCAGCAAACAGAACGCCATGATTTTTGATAAGGTAAACGTAATTTTGTTCATTCCTTTTTCCTCCGTGTTTATTTCAACATCGGTTTTGCGGTCCGCATCCGCGACCATTTCCCGTATATGCTGCGCGGTCATTATTCTACAAATGCCTTGTAGAGAAATGCTAATATCCCGAAAATCACCCCGGCGGTCGGCCAGTTGATGAAGTGGCGCTTGGATTTTTGCTCCAGGCGGTCGGTTTTCCGGATCTGTTCGCATCGATCCTTCGTCACAATAGGCCGGTGCAGCAGCAGTCGGGTGGCGGCAGAGATATGAACCATCTGATCGCACATCACTTCAAGATTGCCACGCGAGCCGTTCTGCAGCATCCGCTCGCCGACTTCCAGGTTATCGGAAATTAAATCCACTTCTTCAGACATTATACAGCTACCCCGTTTACCATTAGCCATATTTCACAAACAACCGCCTGCAAGTGATTGTTGGCTTTTCGTATATCCTCAATGTGTCTATTTTCAATCACCCGCATCAGCCCGCTTGAGTCTTCCGGGTCAACGGTGATGAATTTTTTACGGTGCGCCGGCATTATTCCGTCACCAGTTCGGCTTGAAAGAATCCGGTGTTGCCGGGGGCATAGGATCGAAATTCGATATAGTCACCAACCAGATCGTTCCACACCTTGACACGATAGAACGGCCTGAATGGTTCCTTTTTGGGAGAAAACCCGCCCGTTGGTCCGCTTACCTTCGGCAGTGGCGGGTCTTCGGGGTGATCGGCCTGGATCAGATCCACGACGCTTGTTACACCATGCGACCAGCAGATGGCGTAGGGTTCGCCCACTCTGCTGGTCTGGTTGGTGGAAACCTCCAGCGCGGTCAGCACGGGCGGCGGTGGCGGCGGTGGCGGCTCGGCGTGTGCCCACCAGAGCGGGCACAGGTCAATGATCAGAATGGTGGTTAGAGTCTTCATGGTGTGTTGAAAAATACCCGTTCGTTTGTGTGGCCGCCAAAAGGGGTGTCACCATAGGCGGCCTGTTCGTAGTTGTTTAAAAGGATACCTAGCCGCATCTCGTTTATCGTCTGAACCTGGTTGTTGTCTGAAATTTCAGCATCCCCATAAGGCCAGTTGGTTGTTGAATAAAATTCTACCGGGTCGTTTGAGATCAATTTATATTCAGTATCCCACACGGCAGGCTGTGCGTATGCTGTCTGGTTGCCGAAATAAATATATGCGCGGTGGTGGCGGGTTGAGGTTCCTTTTATCTGTTCTAAAAAACTCCTCCCATCTATTAGCCGATCGACAGGCATCGAAGTGCCGGCGATCTGGGCTAGAGTCACCGAGATATCCGCGATATCTGTTAAGCCGTCGTAGGTGGTATTTGTTGCAATATTGCCATCCCATCGCATATGGAACGGGACCTTTGTTCCCTTGGTATCGTCAGTCGATTTTCCGCCGGGAATAAGCGTTCCCTGATAAAGACTATCTGGGGCACTGGCGGCTGTCCCGTTGTCAGACAAAAAAAGAATCGCAGTGTTATCCGCAATCCCCTCGGCAGTCACCTTATCAATGACATTGCTGACCATCACATCAAGATATTTAATCATCGCTGCAAACTGGCTAACCTCTCCTGAGCCGGTGGGGTTTAAGGGAGTCCACGTAAAGGGGTCATGCGGTAGGTGAGGGACATACTTGACAAAAAACGGCTGGTTAGTTGCGCTGATGAATGAAAGAACCGCTTGATTCACTTTGTAAGATTCAAAGTTTTCCTCATCATTTGGATCGCCGTAAGAGACTAGGTTTCCAGCGTTAATATAATGTTCATCAAAACCACAGGCGGCAACATGCTCCTCGATTGTCTCTGTCGTTTGCGAGTCAAGCCAAACATGCCATTTTCCAAAGGTTCCATTGTTATACCCAGCGGCTTTCAACACGTTGCCGATTGTGGTTTCAGTGTCAGTGAACAAATGCTGATAAGGTCCTACTGACGCCTTTATATTTGTTTTTTCAGAATCCCGCCCGGTCAACAGTCGGCCTCGGCTTGGCGTGCATTGGGTTGAGGCGTGGAAGTGCAGAAAACGAACCCCCTGCTCTGCAATTTTATCGATGTTTGGGGTGATATCCAGATCGCCACCATAAGAGTTGCAGGATTCCGCGCCCAGATCATCGGCCATAATAAGAACAATATTCGGCGGCGCGGCTGAACAGATAGAAGCTATAAATAAAATAGACAAAAGTGATTTCATCTTATTGATCCGAAAGGGCGTTATTGTTTTCGTCAGTACAGTTTGTGATCGCGACAGGGTAGTTCGTTTGGTTACTATCAATCCGCGTACAGTTTCTGAATATACTCGCGCCTTGAATATCCCAACTTCCATAAACAGTATTCGTAAAATCTACGTCATCACAAATGACTAAGCTCGCCGCCTCTCCACCAACTCCCGCCTTGCCTCTGTATTGGAATATTTGATCGGAAACTATATAGGCATCCTCAATTTCACATCGAAAGGGAGCGCCGGCGCGAGTCGTGGACCCCCCGGAAAACATATAGTTCGTGGAGTCAGACCATATTTTATAGTATAGAGTTAATGGCAGGTTCGTGCCATGCCCAGCGGAAGACACCCCCTGCCCGAAATAGCAATTTGAGAAAGTGTTTCCATATTGGAAAGCTGCGTTTCCACTTGCGTCATTATGCAGAACCCCGCCTGCAATGAACTCGCAGTTATCGAAATCAAACCATTTAGCCTCTGATGCGCCAACATATTCATTGATGGCCTCAATAATCCCAGAGTCAAATCGAGAGTTTTTAAATATAAACCTATTCGTGGGGAGCGTCCCTGCAGCCCAGTCAGCGGGTAGGTTGGGCACTAACGCGTCGGTGAATCTCACATCCTCGTAAGTAACCACACTCGAGAGTGCTGGGGATGCGGAAAATGCTGCATTAGTAATAACAGTATAATAAAGCGCCTCACTAACCAATCCGGATAATCCAACTTGGGAGGCTGTGGATCTGGCGTTGTTTGACTTAAACAACCCTCTAAGGGTAACATCATATGGGCACGCGTCAAATGGGGGCGAATACCCGACATACACCCCGGTGCCGGCTAGTATTACCACATCCGAGGCTTCTGCCCGCGAATAAATATCTCCCGCGTTAGCGTAGCTGCTCCATAAGGATTGACCGGAGGCATCTTCATCACCGGTATGTGGCGCACAAAGGTGTGCTTTTGTTGGTAGCAAAGCTATTGCCGTAGCGTTCGCTGTGACATTCGTATTTATAACATCAATAACCTCTGCGTTGGCTGTGACTTGCGTCTGAATGGTATTAGGATCAACCGCGTAAGATTGGACTGTGGTGTATGCGCTTATCGCATTATTGGAAACGGTTGAATAATTGCCGGGTGAGGCGGTTAAGATATCGGCCGCATTCTGTGCGATGTCGGTGGTGTTGGTGTTGGTTTGGAGTGCGACCGCATTCCATTTTCCGCGGGCGGAGCTCATCGATTCGCCATTGCTGACGGTGTCCAGCGCGCGGGCGCTGAGAAGACAGAGAACAGAGACCAGAAGACCGATGGCGGTTTTTTTCATATTCAAATCCTTTACGCCTTGCTTAAAGGCAGTTCCAAAAAAAGGCCGCGAACTGCGGCCTTGATAAAATTAGTCAGCCGTTGCGTCGGCGGGGGGTTCTTTTTCAGCAGCCGGCGGGGCTTTCTTTTTCTTTGCCGGCTTTGCTTTTGGGGCGGGATTTTCGGTGGGCGCGGCCTCGGCTTTACCAATATTGACCAGAAAGGTTCCGCTCTGCGGGTCAGTTTCAACAACCGTGCCCGCTTCAGCATGCTCACCTTTCACCACGCAGCTTTTCAGGATTTTAATTTTCATGCTCATTTCCTTTTTACTTGGCACCCCGGAATCAACAGGGGGGGGGCTTTAAACAGCCACTTAAACCATTCACGCTTCATCAGTCTTACCTATTAAGGTTAAAAACCCCGCCCGAAGGCGGGGCTCCAGGGATGGAGATGAAATTTACGCAGTCAATGCGTCGAGCATGGCCGCGAAACTTTCCGCATGGCGCACACCCACATCAGCATAGGTGTTGGCGGTGATGCGGAGCAGGTTTGCGGTGGCCAGCGAGTACGGATCAACCACAAGGTCAAGGCCGCCGAACTGGGCAACAATCAGGTCGTTCCAGTTTCCGAAGAAAATGGCGGAGCAGACGTCTTCCGAGGTTCCCTTGGTCAAGCCAGAGCTAACCTGGTTGGAAACGCCGCAGCCGTAGCCGTTGATCGGGGTGCTTCCGTCAGCCCAGACCATCATGGAATCGGTGCTGGCCACCTTGGCAGTGGTTTTCAGCTTGCCGCGAACCGCTGCATTGGTGCAGTAGGACAGCGCGCCGACATCAGCATTGTCAACTGCAACGGCAGTTTCCAGCGCCACCATATGCGCATGCGTCGGGGCCAGTCCATTGGTGCCGCCGGCAACGGAGCCGATACCACTCGTTGCCGCAATTCCGGTCGGCTGGTTATTCGCGCCGGTTCCGTGCAGTGCCGCCAGATCGATTGCCGTGGCAATGGCCGTGGCCAGATCATTTCTGATCAGCGCCTCAACATCGGGCGTGTTCTGCAAAATCAACTGTTTGCTGATTTCCGTATAAGCACCCACGCGGTTCGGGCTGAGGGCCAACTGACCGAAAGTCGGAGTGGCTTTTGCGCCGGCATCGATTTCACCTTCCCACGCAGCAGTTGCGCCGGCGGTCATTTTCGGAATCAGAACATTGCTGCTCAATCCGGTCAACGAGCGGGCACCGAGCTGGTTCACAATCATCTTGCTGCGGAGCAGGTCGATAAAGCCGGTAACGTTGGTTGCAACCACATCGGCACCTTCGCCGGCAACCGTTACTTCGCCTGCGCGCTGCATCATGCTGGCCGGGATACCGAAGCCGGAAATGGTCAGGCCGCTATCTTTCGCTTCTTTTTCCGCCTGCTCGTGCACTTCGGCTTCAATACCGGAGAGCTTGCCTGCGGCAAATTCGCGGATCGCCTTTGTGATCGAGAATCCGCGGAGGTCTTTTTCTTCCTTCGCGGAATAAGCCGGAGCGGAAGCAACCTTTGCGGTTCCGTTGGTGTAGCAGTCGAGGATTTCGTGGCGGAAGGATTCCAGCGAAATATTATCGCGGATCGCAACTTTCGCGCGTTCGGCAATATCGGAAATGGTGGCGGTATGCGCATCAGCTTCCGCGCGGATATCAGCCTGGCGCTGGAGCTCAGCATCGTGGCCGGCCTTGGCTTTGGCTTCCGACTTGCGGGCCTGTGCTTCGAGAATGCTTTCGAGAGAGGCGTCTTCGTTCAAGCCGAGAGACTTGGCGAGTTCTTTTTGTTTTTCCATGGTATTATCCTTTATTTGGATTTTAGGTTTCGGGGGGGTATCGGATCGGCCCACACCAACGGATTGGTCGGCTGGAACAGATACGATTGAGTTTTCGAATGGGCCCCATTTCGTGACCCGGTACACATCGACATCGTCTTTTTCTTCAACGAGTTTCATTTCGTGGACGCGATACCCGACCGACACGTTCGTGCGGATTCCGTCTTCCACATCCTGCTTGATTTCCTGAGCAAGTGCCCCTCTCCCGAAGCGCACAACAGCCGTTCCCCGGCCCTTCTCAAGTTTGGCAGAAACTATTACACCGATCTGCTGGTCGTGGTTATGCTGAAGCAGGAGCGGGGCGTTGCCCGAACTGATCCAGGCCATATCGACCTCTTCGGCTTTGTGTCCGAGAATTTCAAAACCGAACCAGCGCTGGTAGGGTTCCTCGGATGAGAAAGAGAGTTCAAAGGTTTTTTCCGCATCGTCGGCCTTTTCGCCGGCCGGAGCAACGGCCCGGATGGAGCCATTGAAGACGGGCGCTTTGGCGTTGATCTGATCAATGAGGCCGCGGAGCTGTTCTTTGCTTTTCGTTTTCATAGTCCGTGTTTTACCTCGGGTAAAAAAAAGGTGGGTCAATTCAGTCGGCGGCCAGCAGCGCAGCGCTTTCGGATTCGGTGAGCTCGACATGGGCCCCCCAGCTTTCCGGAATCGGGAGTTTTTCCTTTTCAAGCAAAGCCTTGGCGCGCTTGAATTCCTCGACCACATCCTCGAAATCGACCCCGTTTTCAGCGGCAATATCGAACGGCCCGCGGGACATATCGCCAAGGGCAATGGATTGCGCCTTGTGGGTTTTCATGGGATCGATGTGTTTCCGGCGCGGGGGCTGGAACTTGGCGCGCTGGAATTTGACCAGCTTGCTCATAGGCAGCCGGAGCTGACCGGAGGTGATGGCCATGGGCAGCCAATCGAGAAAGTTGGGCTCTTCAAAGGCGTCGATCCAGAACTGCTGCATATCGGACCAGAAGGCGATGTCGGAATGGACACCGATCTGGCCGGCGGAATAGGACACGCTGGAAAAGTCGTTTCCAAACTCCGGATAGGACACGCCGAGGCCGGCGGCCATGGAGCGGGTGATGGATTTGGTGAAACTTTCAAAGTCCGCGCCAGGGTAACCCGGATCAAACTGCTCAAAATCGAGTCCCTCGGGCAGTTCCCAGAACTCGCCCGCACCGACGGCAGTCGGAACGGTGCCGAAATCCTCCATCGGCTCCCCATTCTTATCCTTCGGCGGATTATATTCTTCGTTGGGCTTAAAGAACCCCATTTTGCTGGCGGCCACGCGGTAGCCGACGGTGACGGCGGTTTCGATGGCATCGAGCATTTTGGCGCGCTGGCCGGTTGCCATCAGATGAGTGATGCCGCGGGTCTGGCCGGGGCGTTCCTTGAAATAGATATGGTCAATTTCCTCGGCAGGCACACGGGTGTGCCGCGAGCCGTAGGCGGTGGAGCCCACCCAGTTGACCGGCGCTTCCTTGAGGAAATAATAGGCAACCGGTCGACCGGAGCCATCGAGCTCGACGCCCATGCGGATTTCATTGGAACCCGAGTTGGCGAGGCGGTTGAGCTCGTGGTCGAGCAGTTCCGCATCGATCATCTGATTGGAAAAGCGGAACGGGTTATCCGCGCCGCGCACCTTATGAACAATGCACTCGCCATCGACAATGACCCGCTGCAGACCAACCTGGTCGAACTCGCGGCGATTCATCCGGGTATCCAACGAAAAGTTGCGGGCCTTGGAAAAGAGCTGATGCGCCTCCTCAATCATCAGCCGGTCGAAGTCAGCGGGGATCCGTTTTGAATCGCGGATATCAGCCGCCAGGCTTTGCAGGCGGATTCCCTTGGCTCCAACCACATTGGTTTTCACCATAATCAAAAATTTACGCGTCAGGTTATGGTTGCGCTCCAGCCAGCGCGCCCGGTTGCGCATGGCGCGCAGGGCGCCGAAAACCGCCTGATCCGCCGTCATGGAACCCGAGAAAAAGTCGGAATTAAATCGGTCCGTATCCCCCATCGAAAACCCGCGGGAGCGCCCCCGACCCGCAGGCAGGGAGCCGCTACGGGCCGGGGGCTTTGAGGAGTTGGAGCGTTGGAGAAACTTAAAAGGATTCATAAACTAAAACCCCACTTGAATGATTTTCACACCGGTGCTGCCGGGAGCGGCGGCGGATTTTTCTTTGGTGAGTTCTTTCTGGTAGTGCCGGAGCCAGCCGATGCGCTCTTCGGGGGTGAGGCGGGTGATGCTTTCGCCTTCGGGCGTGGTGAGCGAGACATAGTCTTTGGTGGATGCGCCTTCCATCAGCGCAGTCAGGGCCGTTACCATTTTTCGGGCGTGGCTGATTGTGCCGAGGGCCACCACCTGGACGGAGGTTTCGAGGGCGGTTTCGGGGCTGGAATCTTTGGTGGCGGTTAAATAAAGCGCGTAGTCGCCGGGGGAATAGCCGGTTGTGGTGGCCGGCGGAATTGTGAGCGTCCACGCGGTGGCGGAGCCGGAAAACACGCCCGCGGCCAGTGTATAGGTATTGGTGCCATCAGCGAGGGTGCCGGTTATGGCCCAGCCATCGGCGGCGGAATAGCCCGTGAGAGTGAAGACCTTTTTCGCGGTGAGCCCTGCAGTTATTTTCATGCGGGCAAATTAAGGCCGGTAAAAAAAAGGTGGGTCAGTCAGGCACGAACCACACGGCCAGTGGTGCGCAGCCGCTTGTGCACGGTGCAGGGCGAAACGCCCAGATCCCACGCCCACTGGGTGAGGCTCTTTTCCTGCCCGTTGTGCCGAACCCGACGGGGCGGACGCCCGGGAATGTCACGATGAACCGCCGGAGAACGGGGAAAGCGAATGCCTTCCTTCCGGTTAAAATGTTTCAGGCTTTCGAAGGAGACTTCCAGTGTATCAGCCACCAGCCGGCGGCTGTAGCCCATTTCGGCATATCCCACCACCACATCGCGCAGCGGCTCTTCAAACTCGGATTCAATTCGGTTTCTGCCCTGGGTAATGGTTTCCATACCCAAAGGCTGGAAAAATACAACATGTAGTGTCAAAGTTCCCCATAGGACGCGACTGGACGCAACTGACGGTATTGCGCTCTATTGGTCTTTTGCTGTCCTTTTCCGGCGGCGTGGCGCTGGATGTTTCCGCAAATGCTCCAAAGCCGCATGCACGGTGCTGACGCCGCCGGGCATGGAAAAACCATCGCGCTTCATGGAATAAATATATTTTGGATGATGCCCCAGGCGATCGGCCAGCTCCTTTGCGCAGAGCAGCTCATCGCCGCCCGGCAGCTGCAGGGCGGGTGTGACATTTTTTTGCGCTTCGTTTTTTATCATGCTTTTTTTCCATCTCACTATCCATTTTAATATACATCACATGACGCCTAATCATTGTTGGAATCCTTAATCCTTTTCCACAGCACAAGCGGCTGTCCAGGGAATCCATCTTTAAAAAGAATATCCAAAATCACCTGTTCAGTTTTGCGCTCTTCAAGCATGGCCAGCCGAGCGGTGGCGACATGCCCTTTGACAAAAAGTGAATTAAGGGATTCGACCCTTTCCTCAGTGGTGACGTACCACATATCTACATCCATCTGCTCAAGGATCTTGAGTTGCGGAGCGCTGGGCTTCTTGTAGTTCGGACATCCAGCCTTAGTGCAGATGTAGGGATGCCGACACTCTTTTAGGTTTGAAAGATACGGTTTCACCTAAAGAACACGCCCAATTTCGTTACCGCAATCAGGGCAGACCCCAACCATAATCGTTTCACAAGTTGGGCAACCCTTCATCGCTTCAGCACCATCGTACATTTCATCAATCGCCTCTTTGAATTTTGAGCCGAAGTAAGCGGCCATGCCTTTATCCAGATCAGTGAAGCATTCTTCAACCGTCATATCTGTTTTTGCGCGACCATTTTCAGTTGTAACATCAATGATAATTTTCATGTTGTTCTCCTTTGTTTACCTTAATAAAATTCCAACCAGTCAATCGAACGTATGGCTTCGCCACCGCTCATTCTTTTTCGTTAGATTCAGTGAATTTTTTCTGCAACGCTTCGGCGCATTGGTCATCGCCTTTGTGCGAACATTCCCCTCTCAGGCACGCCATCCACTGAGTCGGGTTTGTAAGCATCCATTTAATGGTGGATCTTATTGTTTTATTCTTAGTGCTGTTTTCGTAGACGCTCTGCGGTAGGCATCCTGTAACTTTTCCATTTGGCATTTTGTGTTCTCCCGTGGCTTCTTTGAGGCAGTCGGGGCATTCGCCGAATCCATTCCATCCATGTGTACAAGGTTTCATTTTAACTCCCTTCGGCACTAAGCCGCTCACTGGTAACGTCAGAATCCAATTTTGGCGACATCCATATCCCACTCCAGGAATTTCGCCGCTTCCAAATAAGATATTTCATCGCAAAGGAGCCGGTCATACTCATCGCCATACTGTCCAGCGACCCTCATTTCTTTCAATGTTTTCGCTCGATACCTCGCCATTTCACGCAGCCTCAAAATCGCCGAAGAAAAATCCGAACCATCGGCTGAAGATTTACCGGAAAGGCCGGGATTTCTTAAACGCGCCTTTTCCTCTTCGCTTAGTTTTAGATATTTTTGCTGATCCATTGGTATTCTCCAGTTTTGCGTGGCTCATCCGTGACGTTAAAAATCAGTCACCCAGCCGGCGGCACCGCCGCGGCGGCGGTTGGGGCGGCGGTTGGGGCGGGCAGAGCGCGGCCGCGGCGTTGCTTTTTCTGCAGCTTCGGCGGTTTCCGGCGGGTCGGGGTTTTCGAGGCGGCGCCGCATGGCGGCGATGCGGCGGCGGACGGTGGCCTGGTTGAGGCGGCAGAGTCCGGCATAACAGCCGACGTAGATATCGAGCATCTCGTTGCGCGGGCGGGTCTGGAACCAGTATTCCTCCGATGCGCCGTGGTGATATTTTACCCGCAGTTCTTCCGAGCAAAGCTGGCGAAACAGCTCGTCGTCCATCCAGTCGGGGAAATGCGGATAGCCAGGACCAACCTCTTCCTCTCCCAACATCGATACCACCTTGCGCTTGCCGCTACCGACGCCGGTGATGAACAACCGCACCACTGGCTTGCTGGTTTTAGTGATGCGATGATTGATGGGGTCGCCCTCGTTCGTGGAGCCTTTGCTGAGATAGACCCGATGCGCGGCCATGCGCTTCACGAACTCCTTGGCCTCCTGGGCATAAAAGTGCTTTTTGCCTTTGTGGCCGCCGAAGTCGACAAACGTCCAATCGACCGACAGGCGGCGGTCGGTGGTGATTATTTCGCCGAGGTCGTCCCATATTCCGCGTTTGACAGGATCGCCGTGCAGTACATGGTGCTCGATCAGCCAGGTTTCCGTCCCTTCGCCCCAGCCGACGATGCCCATTTCGAGGCGGTCATCCTGCACATCGCAAAACGCCGTCAGCAAAGCCACCCGATCCGGAATGCCCTCATAATGCTCACGCCGCGCGGCCAACTGCTCCCAGTCTACCTTTTTGGCGGTTTCGGTGGTTGGGCGGGCCATATAGCCGTTATCCCAGCCCTTCATATCAAAACGCGCCTTGCATTTAAGGAACTCGACGGCCAGCGCACCGAAAGAGGTTTTTGCCCATGGGGAGTAGAGCGAGGTGAGCTGGTAGGAGCGCACACCCGGCGCGGCGTGCGGGTTGGTGGGGCGCCATTCGCCGCCGCGCAGCATGCGGGTTTTATGGCCGTCGTGGATCTCGCCACTGCATGACTGGCAGTGGTAGCGCGCGGTGTTGCGCACCAGCTCATAGTTCCAACCTTTGGAAGTTTTGGCAGTCTGATCCCATTGCACGTTTTCAAATTCGAGGATGATCATTTCCTCGCAGTGCGGGCAGGGAACAAAGTATTGGCGCTGGTCGCCATGTAAAAAGGATTTCCAGATCAGGCCCTCTTCCGTGGTGGGGGAGGATGTTTTAACGATCTTGGTATTGGCGCGGCTTTTGGTGCGCTGTTCCAGCAGTTCTACGGCGTTAGCCTCTTTGGCGGTGGTGGTGGCAAACTTGTCCACCTCATCCATCACGCCCAGATCCGCCGGCCGCGATGCCAGGTTCCCGGGGGAGTTGGAGCCGACGAAGTGGATCAGGCTCTGGCCGACCCGTTGCTGTAGCTTTTTGAATTCATCTTTATCCGCCGGAATCAGTTTTTCCAGCGCCTCGCAATCCTTCAATAACGGTTGCCACCGCGTTTCCGAAAACGACCGCGCATTGTTTTCCGTATCCATCACCCAGATGCAGCGGCCGCTGTTATGCTCCAGCCACCACGCCACCCCCAGCATGATCATCAGCGTTTTCACCACCTGCGTGGCAAACACCAGGCTCAACTCCGA